ACTAGAAGAGCCGTCTGATACCAATACAGACAAAACACTTTCGACTGATGGCGAAAAAACCATCAACGATTCTGGCGTGGACTCCACGCCGCAACCAACACAAACCACCGACACAAATATGTCCGATACTGCTACTACTGTGACGGCTGCGGCTGCTCCTGCCGCTCCCGTTGATCTGTCCGCGATTCTTGCGAAGCTCACCTCGTTGGAGGCTTCGATGAAATCAAACACCGCCGCTCCCGCTCCTGATCCGGTTCGTCCCGTGATTCAGAACTTGGGCAACCCGCTGCTGGAGAAGCATAAGTCTCTCCGCGCTGGTGCAGAGCGTAAGAGTTTCCTGATTGAGAATCATGGTGAGTTGCTGCGTCAGTCCGCAATGATCGCTCCTCAGAACGCCAACACGTTCGCGGCTGGCTTGGTTGTCGATTATCTCGCAGACGCTGTCATCACTGTTGCTACCACTAAGCTGGCGATGATCGCTGGTTTCACTCGCAATGTTGGCTTGGATAACTTGCGTCCCCGCGCTACTGTCCAAGTTAAGAAGTTCACCAGTGGAGATGCTGCGGTTGATAACGCTACCAACTTTGAAGATTCGGCTGTTAATAACTCCGTTCTTGCCGCTACCTCGGTGACTGTTAATCAGATCACGAAAAGCTTCACTGTCACTCAGCAGGAACTGAATCAGGGTTTCGCTATTAGCGATCTGGCGATGGGTTCCGCTGAGATCTTCGCTCTTGCTATTAGCAAGAAGGTGACTGCTCAGATGACTGCCGCTCTGTTTGGTGCTGGTACTGTCATTGGTACTGCTGCGAACTTTGATTCTAGCGACCTTCCTGCGATCTTGGCTCTTGCCAAGAATTACCGACAGAAGTTGCTTCTGTTGGATGGTGGACACTTGGCCCGTTTGATGTTCTCCGGTCAGTTGACTGCTGCCGCTGGAACTAATCCGTTCCCTGATTCGCGTTATGGTCCGTTGAACAACGGTTATTTCGGCTTCAACAACATCTTGGAGCAGAACGATTACACTGGTGCTATTGCTAATACCGCTGGCTTCGTCTGCGGTCAGGACGCTATTGCGGTTGCCAGCGGCTTGCCGGTTGGAATGATCGCTGGTGAGTTTGTTGAGCAGCGCACTGTCGAGTTGAGCAACGGTCTGTCTGTGTTGCTTACTGTCTGGTATTCTCGCTCCACTCGCGCTCATATGGCATCTTACGATATCATGTTTGGTGCGGCTGCTGCGGATACTACGCAAGCTGAGGTTTTGATCACCGCTTAATCCTTAAGGATATGCGTATTGCAACCACCATAGCAGTGGACAAGACCGGCAAAACTAAATTGCTGGCTGGTCCCGAAATTGATGCGACTCTCCAACGCACTAATTTCAACACTGTTTCTGTTCCTGAAGGAGGCAAGCTCATCTTGTGGGTACAGGGAGCTTTAGCACCGAAGATCCGCAAAGGTTAAACAACCAAAACTGGGGAGGCTGTTGGATACGCTGACAGCCTCCCCTTTAACCGAAAAACAATTTTATGGCCGTCCAAGCAGACATTTCGACTGAGTATTCAATGGGCCGCGAGGGCTTTGCGCTGGTCACTAGCACCGCCGCTCAGACCGGCAACTGGTCTGGCTTGATTCCAACCGAGCCGACGGTGTTCACTTCCATTACGGGATTTGGAATATCCGGCACTTGGACCTCCAAGACCATTCCTGCTGGCTTCCCGCTGGTGGGCAACATCACTGGCTTTCAAATCTCATCCGGTAGCGTTGTGGCTTTCCTCGCTCGCAGCTAATGATCTCAATCGGCATAGCACTGAATCGGTTGTTTTCCGGTCAAGCCGGTGGCACTGATGCGCCGGTGCTGCGTCGAGATGTTCTGCGGGAAGACGAGGGCTTCCTGTGGCAGGAAGACGGAACCTCAAAGCTGGTTATTACACTTGGCACTTTCGATTCTCTGTTGCGAGAAGACGCTGGTTTTCTGCAACAGGAAGACCTCTTTAAACTCGCAATTCAATCCAACTGACCTATGGCAGATTCTAAAATTACAGCACTAACGGCACTGACTGCTGCCGATCCAGTCAACGATATGTTTCCGGTGGTCGATGTATCCGATACGTCGATGGCCGCATCTGGTACGACCAAGCGTATCAGCGCAAACAACATCCTCTCATCCTCGCCGACTGCGAGTGGAGCATTAACTGTCACCGGACTCGTTACCGCTGGCTCCGCTAATGTCACCGGCGATCTGACGGTGGACACCTCGACGCTGAAGGTTGATTCGACGAACAATCGGGTGGGTATCCTGACCGCTACTCCCGGTGCGCCGCTGGACATTTTTACAAACAATCTGGCTGACGCGATTTTGATTCGCGGAAACGACAATGCGAACGTAAGAATTCGTATGGTCAACAGCGGTGCCGGTGGTGAGGAGTTTGCGTTGTCTGCTGGAATTCCGAGTGCTTCAAACAGTTCATTTGTTATTCGGTCAGTGACTGCGGCAAGCAACCGATACGTCATTAATCAGACTGGCGAACACGCATGGGCCACCAACGCTGGCACCGCCATGACCCTCAACTCTACGGGGTTGGGCGTGGGGGATTCACCTTCGTATAAGCTGCACGTTGCTAAAACCACTGACGGTACTCTTGGATTTTTCCGCCGCATTAGCGGAACGATCAATCCCGCGCTGACTGTCTACTGCAACGAAACCGGAAACACGGTTGGATTCGGTACGGATTACGCCGGTGCGACTTCACCGTCGATTACGTTTACAACTGGTGGATCGGAGCGTGTCAGGATTGATGGATCCTCCAGCAAAGTCAGCATTTCAGCAAGCACTGCAACCGCTGCGGATGATCGGTTGGTCTTTTCGGAAAACATGGGGAGTGTAAATCTTGGCTCTCAGATTGTTTGGAATAACTCTTCATTCTCAACACCATACGCTTCAATCGGAGTGTCTAATGGTGCAGCGGGTAGTAATGGAACATTGATTTTTAGTACTTGCAGCAGTATATTTACTAATACAAATACAGAGCGAGTGAGGATTAAGCCAACTGGACAGGTTAGATTCTTTCCTCTAGCTGCCGATCCTGCTGGTGCTGAAACTGGTGATGTTTACTACAACAGCGTCAGCAACAAGCTGAAGTGCTACAACGGAACCATTTGGAACGACCTATTCTAATCACCCCATGATTACCCTCTCTTGGATCATCGAACGCCTGTTGGTCAAACCGACCGAAGGCTCTCTCACCGATGTCGTGATTACCGCCGATTGGCGATGCAACGGCACTGACGAAACGTACAGCGGCACCTGCTACGGCTCCTGCTCGTTCCAACCGCCGACTGGTGAGTTCACGCCTTACGAAGACCTGACCGAAGCGCAGGTCTTGAACTGGTGCTACGCCAATGGCGTCGATCAAGCGGCCATCGAAGCAAACGTGACGCAGCAGATCAACGATCAGATCAATCCGCCCGTCGTGACGCTGCCGTTGCCGTGGAATCCAGTTGCGGAGATCGTTGCTGTGGCTGAAGTTCCCGTCGCCTAATATGGAGATCACCGTCAAATTTACCCAAGAACAAGCCAACGGTTTGCTGCAACTCATCGATATTGCAGTCAAAGCTGGAGGCATTCAAAACGCCAAAGTTGCTTTGCCGCTTGTTGATCTAATCGTCAACGCTGCTCAACCTAAATCCGAGTAATGCAAACCGACACTAACAACAGCAGCGGAGTTGGGATCTCTCTAGCGACCGCTGCCGCTGCTGGTGCGGTCTCATTCCTTCCTCAGCTAACTCAGTGGTTCCAGCTTGGAGCCGCTGTTTTAGCCTTCGTGGCAGCATCAATCGGTCTCTATAAAACCTTCAAAAAATGAACTGGAAAACTACTCTTGCCGGTGTTGGCGCAATCCTCGTCGCTGTTGGTGGTGCGCTCAAAGCATTGTTTGACGGTGACCCTGCGACCAACATTGATCTTGCTGCGACCATTGCTGCTGTGACCATTGGCTTTGGTTTGATCGCTGCCAAAGACGCTGACAAAAAGCCCGAGTGAATTTTATCGAACAGATCGTCACTGCTTTGCTCAAGTGGCTGACTGGTTTTGTTCAAACACCGCCCACCGTTGAAGATGCAAAACGAGATCCAGACCTCAAAAAGAAGTTGCTGGATCGTATTGCTGAGTCTGATCGCTAGTTGCGGTTGTGGTTCTCGCGTGGTTATGGTGCCTCACGGCGAGCCGGTAAGGCTTGCTGAGAGCGTTAAAGCTAAGGTATGGGTCAAAGGAGCGGACGGCGTTTCCGTTCGCTCTAGCAACCGGATAACGCTTCCAGAAGGTTGGTACGCATTGCCGAAAGACTGATATGTCACAACAAGTTATCAATGTCGGATCAACCGCAAACGACAACAACGGTGATACGTTGCGCGGCAGTTGGATCAAAGCGAACGACAACTTTACGGAGTTGTATGCTGCACTCCCGTTGGTTTCTCCAACAACGTGGACTCCCGCTCTCACAGATTCCGGTGGTGGTCGCACGTTTGCGTTTACTACTAACACGGCTCGCCATACTTCTATTGGTTTTGTCAGCACGTTTACTGTTGATCTGACGATCAATTCCGTTGCTGGTAGTGCTACCGGCAACCTTCGATTGACTCTTCCTGATCCGGTTTTGTACGAAGCAGCGTTTTCTGTCTGGCTTGATAACGGGACCAATCA